GCCCTCTTCCCTAACTGTTGGGATTAGCTTACGCCATGCCTCCTCAGAGACAGGCTCGGCCTCATCTACCCACGCTATAATGATTCTTGCCTTAGATTTAATACTATCTAGGTTGCGCCTTAATCCTGCAAAGACATAGCTAATATTGCCATCCTTTGAGCGTATGTACTTCTCACCAACCTCGTAGTAATCAGCTAACCAATCAACAGAGCGTATAGCACTCTTGATCTCCTCTAGTGAGGACTCATCCAATGAGTTTAAATGCTCCCTAGCGCACAGTATCTGACCTGCCTGACCTGACATACCAAACTGGTATCCCTTGATCGCAGTCATCAGTGCAAAGGTTCTGGTCTTCCCTGACCCACGACCTCCATAAGCTCCACGGTAGCGCGACTCACCAGCAAACACTGGCAGTAACTTTTCTGGCAGATTAATCGTTGCTGTTGTCATCAGGACTAACAGGCATTAGCTGTATCATTGTTGGCTGCATAGAACCATCTGAACTACTGTGATCTACCGACACCTTAGACCCTTCCTTGCGGTCTATCATCTTATGTGCGGTGTTTACATCACCATCATGCAGTGCATCAATTAAGACTGATCGTGCCAGCATAAAGGGGTTGGCTTTAAGGACCTCTTTTCGGTCTCTAAACGCCTCATTATCTTCCTGATAGCGGTACAGTGTAGCCTTGCTGATATCTGCAAAATTACACGCCTCAAGATCAGTGCATCCCATCGAGAATGCAGTGTCTAGTTTTGAGAGTACCTCTTTGGTAATAACTGTAGGTCTAGCCATAACAATATCCAGCCCTGGGGTACTTTTCAGTCCCAAAGTCAGCAAATAAAAAAGGCCGCAAATGCGACCTAATAAGGGGGATTAAGAATGCAGATTGTTGTCCATGACTGACAGAAACCCTATCTTGGTAATATTTGACCACAAAGTGGCTAGTATTACAACACAATGTGTAAATTATTTTTTACTTTTTTCTTTTTGTTCTTTTTATCTCCAAATATCGCCTCCCAATTGCGCTCAAACGCCTCACGATTACCTGGTCTTTGCTCACTGCCCTTACTCATCCTGTAAGCCCTGTTTAATAGCCAAATAAAGCGCGTCATCCCGTATCTGATAGTCTGAAACTAATGACTGAAATCTCTGCATCCACACCTTCTTTGCCCTCCACCGACCAACACCAAGCACATCGGCTAACTTCCTTACAGACATAGCAGAGTTGCCTGACCCATTGCATATAGAACAAACAACAACCTTAGAGTCCACTTTCCTCTCCCCTGTGCCGCCACAATAAGAGCATCGACTAGGTGAGATTGAATAACACAGTGATGCAAGGGCTAGGCGCTCTACCACATCATCTGGCTCCGCTGTTTGCTTGTTATATTGTAGGGTTATTGCGTATTTCACTGACAACGCATTTAGCTCATCCCTTGAGCTATTATCCAAACAGTATTTACTGAGCGCATACAGATAGGTGTGCCTGTCTACCCGACACAGACATGAGGCAACATCGCCTGCAGAAATCCTACTCTTTGCAGTTGATCGTATGCTATCCCCATCAATTGGTGGTGAGCCAGAAGTCAACATCGATAAGATTTCCATCAGTTGTAACTCACAGGCTCATAGCCAACATCATCAACCATTTTCTTATGCTCTTCTTTGTAGTGTTTGGCGATCTCCTTTCTCAGCAACTTGTTAGTTTTTAAAATAACGCGCCACTTCTCGTTAAGCATTTCCATATGCCCTTTTCCTAAATACACCTGTAAAAAATTTGTGAATGCAATGGGGTTCTCCGTAAAGTACCTGTGGCAGTAAGAACACATACAAAGAGCGTTATCTATTGACCATCTCACTGACTTTGCGCCCCTCCCATAGATATGACAGCAATGCATCTGCCTATCCTGGTTATGGCAGCACTCACACGTATGGTTAGCTTTTAATCTAATGACATCGCTAAACCACTTGTCACAAGACTCCCGTTTAATACCCATATTTCAATGTCTTATAACAGTCCATAAGGGTTGCCACTAAAAAACTAACGTAAAATAAGCCCATAAATACCTGTGCAAATAAATCCATCGTTACCACCTCTCATTTGTCATCACTTGGAAAGGGAATACTTAGCCCCCTGTTCTCACCTAAATGTCGTGTAATAATTTCTGCTATTTCGCTGACTTGGTTTTTTTGTAACTTGGTTGTGCTTTGAATACCTGGATACTTAGCAAGCTGCACCTTTCTCCAGATGTGATCTTTCACTAACTGCTTTGTCCAGGGGATGCTGACATCAGCGTTTAGGACCTGAGAGCTTAAAACCATCTCAAATCCTGCGTCATTTGCCGCTGTAGCGATTCTCTCGCAGTACAGATGTATTGAGTCGTTCTGCTTGTTAGTGCGCTGATTTGGGCTTTTAAATTCGATGAGCATTTCGTGTTGTGGGAGTCTTTCAAAAATCTTTCTTGTTGCCTCATTTGCAGCAAAAAGCGATTGATTTGTTTTCCTCACTAAAGCCTTCACTGAAATATCTCCGTCACCCGACAGATTTCTAAAATGTCAGCATCTCTGTTTTTCCAATAGTTCTTTGTTTGGTTGGTCAACACACACAACGTGCCGTTCTGCCTCTGACAGATATAGGCAGTATCACCTGCGGCATTGATGACTTTAGCTCTAGCTATGGCATCGATAGCCGACATTACACTAACGCCTTTTTTAGCCACGCTGCAGAGGTTTCGTGTGCCTGACACTGGTAGTGCTTGTAAATGCTTTTAATTTTTTTTGTTTTGCTAACATCGCTTGCATCAAACACAGTGCAGTCCTTTAGTTGTGCTTGCACTTTGTACAAAGGAGTGTTTGTTTTCTCAGCAATTTGATTCAGCGTGTAGGATTGGTTTGAGTTAAACTTTTTAGATTCACCAATAAATTTCAGGCGTGTTATTTTGTTCATGCGAACATCTCCTTCATCGTATCTAAAGCCGCCCTACCAGCCTTTTTAGCGACCTCCTTGTCATGCCCTAACAACGCCTTTTCTGGCACGTAGGGCTTATGTAATTCGCGTAAACGACTTGCCTCACGTATCGTGCCGATGATCCTGTCGATATTTGGCCATTCAAAGTCCTGGTTACCCTTGCTACGCTCCTGTTTAACAAACTCAATGCCCTTGTCTATCTCATCGCGTGTGTACCTCACAATCTGCGGTGCGTACATTCGTTTTGCCGCAACCAACATCTCATCTGGGAATGTCACGTTCATTTTTTTAGTACCAAAGACAACAGCCAGCAAACCAAATAGGTAGTTAGTTGCCTGACGCTCCTTGTCTGATCTTGGCGATTCAGAATTGGGCGTTGATGTCGAGGTAGTTTTGAGTTGCTTTACTACTGCCTGTACGTCCATTTGCCTTCTCCTTTTTAAATTCGTGGTGGTTTATCTCCCAGGTCCTAAATGCCGACTTCCAACATTTCATCGATCCACGACCAACCTTCCAACCTCGTGATTGGTGATAATTCATAAATTTAATGGGTGAACACTGTGCGTTGACTTCGATCTTGTATGCCTCAACTTCTGCAATGGTCGGGACAATAAATTTCTTATTATTTATATTTATATTTGTATTTATATCCTCACCGTTTTCCGAATACCCCCCTTCGGTTTCCTGACCACCCCTATTCGGTAAACCGACCACCTTGTTTGTTAACGTAATAATTCGCTTTTCAACACTTTTTCCTTTGTATTTAAGTAAAACTTTTATGTAACCGAGCTTCTCTAATTCAGAAATGACTTCTGAGACACGACTTTTTGATAAGCCTAAAAATTCAGCAAAGTATTTGTTAGAGGCAAAACAGTGGTCCAAAGTGTCAAGCGAATCGATTTCAACAAGCAGTAGCTTGTGAGTCCAATTCAAAGTTGTATCGCACCAGATGTGACGCGGTATCCATACACCTTTAAAATCCCTATTCATGGGCAGACTCAAAGAAACACGCATAAGAAAGACAACCATCTGCAGCACTTACAATTGCTGGTATGTCCTGTAATCTAGGGGCTCTTTCCCCTAACCGATAGGCTTTGACATTACGTGCTGAGATATCTAATACTTTAGAGGCTTCGTTATCGCCTAAGTGTGATAGATATGTTTGAAATTTTGTCTTTCCATTCCTAGAAATCAACGATCCACCTCCATGTTTTAAAGCTATCTAACCACATAATGTGTGTAATGTATACAAAAAAGTATAAATATTTTTCCTCGTTTTGTGATTATGAGGCTATGCACAACTGAATGGGCATTCATTAGCACAATAAAATGATTGCGTTACACACTAACTGTGGTTAAACTTCCGATAAGTTAATTTAACTAGCCTGATAAAAAATAAAAATGACCATTGCCCACCTTAGATTAAAAACATTGCGTGAAACTGCAGGGCTTACCCTGGCAGGACTTTCGGAAAAAACGAAGGGAAAACTCTCGACATCGCGTATTGCAAATTACGAGGCAGGCTTGCGTATATTAAAAGTTGAGCAGGCAAAAATTTTGGCAAAAGCTCTTAGTGTGTCAACTGCTTATTTGCTAGGCTTAGAAACCACGGCATCAGAAACACTGATAGAAAATCAAGATTTATCAGACAAGCAGAAAGAATTATATTTACTCATGCAACAGGTATCGCGTTTGTCAGATTCGGATGTTTCTCAAGCGACTTCGATTTTGAAAGCTCTTCTAAAACACCATTAAAAAAATCAATTGCAATATTTAACTCTTGGTCATTTAGTTTTTTAATATCTACCAACAATTCTATATCGCTATCTTTCATTTTACATTCCTTTGCTATCACCACAAAATGATTCTTTTGGGTGCAATCCATTATCATTATCACTTGCCGGTTTACAATAAAAACAAATATTAAAGGTCATGTAAAGGGTTAAAAGCAAAAATATTTGCATAAATTCCTTTGCAATCTCCACAAAATGTGGTTAAACTACGTTAAAACAACCACAAAACATATACATTAACCACGATAAAAAGGGAGTTAACTATGTATAACCCAAGCATTCAGTATGAAGACCCAGGTAGAACTGCACCACCAGAAGACTGTGATGTAGATGAAAAACATCCAGAGCTATATGAGCTTTTTGAGACCTTGGATTGCGATATTA